CGGACTCTGAATGAACAGATAAGGCCCCCCAACTTCGGGAGGATGGTTCGCGCTGGAGGAAGACTCCGCCGGGCTTAATCCCGAAACTGAAAGTCATCCATGAAAGGACCATTATGGCTATTTCGCCTACTTCCCCTGTTACTGGGGGTGCTCAAACCGGCTTCACGGCCCCGACCTACCCGCTCGTCGCAGACATCGCCCCGTCGCAAAACGGGAAGCAATACGCGGTGATTGGGAGTTTGGGAGGGACCCAAGTCGGCGTGACAACGCACAGTGTGTCCAGCCCCTTCACGATCACGTTCTTCAAACCGGCCGCCTGGAAAGTTCTGGGCAAGCCGCATCCGGTTACGGGACTGATCGCAAACGTCGGCAAGAACCGCTACAGTGGTGTCGCCCGTAAGGGTGTCACTGTTCTGGCGGGTCAACCAATTCAGACTGCGATCGGTGGATACTACATCGATGTGCCGGCTGGAGCGGATACTGCGGATCCCGCAAACGTGCGCGCGCTCATTTCGCTGATGATCGGCGCCTTGACCCAGATTTCTGCGGGTCTCGGCGACACGACTGTCAGCGGCGTGATGTAGCAAACACGTGGGCCTTAAACAGCCCCTAGCGCCTAAACAGCGCTCGAGCAGGTACCGCTTGCTTCGTTTGACAATTGAAGGGGTCCTATGCATAGTCATGCTAGTACTATCGCTTCACTTCTTGACGCCGATCTTGGCGCATCTGGTTGGGATAAAGAATTACTTCCCACCGTACCTCGAGACTACGCAAAGTACGCGTTAGCCAAGGCATTCACCAAGAAATTCACAAATGGTGAGAATCCGCCTGAAGCCGATGCGGCCGCGTTGCGCTTGTTCTTAACTTCGAACGAGCTTTGCAAAGGGTACGTGTTTAATGAACCAGACAATCCGGACGTATCTGCGTGTGTCGCCAACCTGAAAGACTGGTTGATGCACGTGTTTTTCTTCCGCGGGCCCGATGTTATCCCATCAATGCATTCGATTGGGAGGGCCTTTGCGGTCGGTCCGGGCGCTAGTGTTGGGAGCAAGGGCGACGACTTCTACTCGAAGTTGGCCGCCAGTAAGCTCTCCAGCACGAACTCGACGCTGCACCTGCTTTATAAGCAGAGCATCTCCTCTCACCCGGTATGGTCCGCCGTAGAAGAATTGCGGACGCAAGCTTTGGGTGATGAGATCGTTTCAGGAAGCAGACTCAGTTTTGCTGCGAAAACTGCGGAAATCAGCAGAGTAATATGCACCGAGCCTTTACTGAATATGATGTTTCAGAAAGGCATTGCGCAGGTGCTCGAAGACAGGCTACGGGAGTTATGCGGTATCGACTTCCGCCGTCCTGACGACGTGCATGAGCTTGGGTTCAACGAGGTGTCTGAGAACAACCAGATGACTCAACCCGAGAAGAACGCTGCGCTGGCGTGTCATGGGAGCGTTGATGGTAGTTTTGCCACCATCGATTTAAAATCCGCTTCAGACATGATTTCCCTAACTTTGCTCAGGCAGGTCCTACCAGCGCATGTGCTTCATTGGCTGGAACGGACGCGTTCGAGATCCACCACGTTACCCAGTGGTGAACAGTTAGAGTTGCATATGATGAGTTCCATGGGTAATGGCTTCACCTTTGCCCTGCAGACCATCTTGTTTACTGCTGTGGTTCTTGCCGTCTATAAACATTTAGGGATTAAGCCGTACTATCCCTACGGACGGTCGATCGGAAACTTCGGTGTTTTTGGAGATGATTTGGTCGTACGCCGTGAGGCGTTTGACCTCGTCGTTCTCACTCTAGAGGCATTGGGCTCCATCGTTAACAAGGACAAGTCCTTTAACACAGGACAATTCCGCGAGTCGTGTGGCCACGATTACTACCGTGGCTACGATGTGCGGGGGGTATACATCAAAAACCTCCGTGACGCAAACGACTTCTACTCTGCCATTAACCGCCTGAATCGTTGGAGCGCTAGACATGGAGTTCCTGTTACAAACACCGTACGTTGGTTACTTAAGCAGGTACCTTTCTTACCGGTACCGGCCGATGAAGCTGACGACAGCGGTGTTAAGGTTCCCCATGTTCACGCCACTCGGAAAACGCGCACGTTGGGACCTGGTCTGTATCAATACCGGGTCTCCGCGCTTGCCGTCCGTTCTGCAAAGATCGATGCAGACCTCGACTCAGAGCAGTCTTTTAGTGAGCTCCGTAGGAAGGTGCTTAGAAACAGACGACGCGACTTTGATTCACTTGAAGCCGCGAAGTCCTATCCTAGCTCTCCCCTTGGCTTGCTACTGGCTGTGCTGGCAGGGCACGTTCGCAAAGGCCGAATCTCGTTTCGAGCTAACACGAGAAGGCCTACTTTACGCAGGAGGGTCACCCCACGATGGGATTACCTTCCATGCGGCCGCGCAGAAATGAGCGGTTACCAGTCACGCTGGGTAGCGTGGCTGGACTACGTCCTCAGTAACGAGGAGTAGTGCTACAATGGGGCTAACTGCCCACCCGGGAGGAGGAGGATGAAAGTCCTTTTCTTAAAATCAAGGCCTTGCATCCCGGC